AAGATCGGGAAGAGCCTCAAAATCCTTGGGTCCGAGAACATCTTCAAATCTCAACGAATAAACCTCTTCTGGTGTCAACACACCATCCATAATATAACGTTGATCAGCATCAGCTTGAGTCCGAAGCACTTCCGACCGTACACGATCTGTATCAACTGCTTCTTTTTCAGATAACTGTTGTAATGGATTCCATTTATAAGGTGGTGCTTCCATATTTAATGTAGAAGCTACTATAGAGATCAGCATAGCTACCGCTGGATGAAGATCATTTTGCTGTTTAGCTTTTACAGCATCATAATAATTCCGCATGTCATTCTCACCAGTAGCATTTAAACCAGCAGGAGAACGTCCAAACAATCGAGTAACCGGAATCTCAACAATACCCGATAGCATCATCATAAATCTGTCAATAACATCCGGTATACCAGATAAAGAAATGGAATCTCTAATGTAATCTTCATCAGTTCCAATGAGCACAGCTTTAATCATAGACTTAGATAACTCAATAGCCTGCATACGGGTTTGCAGCATCTTCTCATTACCCTGCATTAAGATCTCATCTAAATCTGCCAACTTGTATTTACCAATAACAAATTCATATAAAATCTGAGAAACAGAACCCATTGCACCAGAAAAATCTCGGATATAGTCCCACGCTGATTGCACAACAGACAGGCCCCAATATTTTTGTACCACACTTAAACTTTGTGCTGATTGTGGAGCTTCCGCACCATGAAATTCGATACATCGAGAAGCATGAATATAATAGTCTTTAAATGCTCTTTTTACTTCATAATTTTTTGGTTTTATTTTATATTTTACAATTTTACCATAATCAGGCTTTGATGAATCAGTTTGGAAAACAGAACCATTAGTATCTATTTCACCTAAATCAAAGATACGTAGAAACTCTACATTCTTTACTTTTTTAAGATTCAATGTGTTCTGTGGCAACTTGCCATCCATAGCTCCTATATAGAGCAAAGAGCCACCCATCAATCTCGCCCATCTTACTGCGGTGTTGACCGCTTTTTGTGCACCAATCTCACGAAATTGAAGCTCTATTTCACCTTCTTCTTCTTCTTCCTTTTCTTCATCTATCTCAATCCATTGTCGAGTCATGTCGTCAGGAAAAGCATTCACTATCCTTTGTATAAGACCATCACCAACATACATACCTGATAATGTATCGAGACCAAGCATATTCGATGATTTGTAATTAGTAAAGGTTCGTTTATCTACATTCGTACCAAGACCGGAAACAAGGTTTTTCCATCCATCACTTCGTAATTTAATTTTAGGGTCTGTAACTTTTTCATCTGACACAGTTATTCACCTCACCATTTATATCGTTCAGAACGTGCATATGACTTTTTACTAAACGCGGCACGAATAAGAGACGCCGCAGAATCACAATTAGAAACCAAACTACCGTTCGCATAGTACACACCTACATCTTCTACAGTTAAATTATATACTGGAACGGTATTTCTTTGTTCGCGTTCTTGCTTTGCCTTTACATTTATCATTGCAATACTTCGACCTATCTGGATATTTGGTTTTATACTTTTTTCCACAATATTGACATTGCAATTCATATTGTTTTCCGAAATCAGTTCTGTTTCTCCGTGAGCAAATAGAAGAACAGAATCTTTGTGCATGTAACTTTGCTGTATATGGCTCTTTACAATATTCACAAATTCGTTCTTCCCTAAAAGCCCATGACTTTGATAAAGATCCTTCTGTATGTTTTTTATGCCATTCCAGACCTTCTTTACTCCCATGCCATTCTTTAGTTTTATCCCGTATTTTCTCCAAATGCTTTTTATTCTTTGCAGCATACTTCGGATTTTGATGATTTCTTTTAGCATGTATCGAAAGATGCTTAGCTCTTTCCAACAACTCCAAATTAGAAATGTCATTATTATCTGAATCAAAATCTTTATGATGAACATGGAATCCTTTAGGGACTTTCTTCTTATTATAAAATTCCCAAACAGCTTTATGTAATTGGACAGTACCTTTCCGCTCTGGTGCTGGTTGAACACAGAAATAATATCGCATCGATTTACTTCGAGAATATTCCTTTCCATTAAAAATAACTGTCTTTTTATTTCCCATTTTAATAAACTCCTTAAAGAGAGTTTATTTACGCGATCTAATGATGTCAAACTATCAAGACTATTGAAAGAATTATCAACTTGATTATAAATCTTATGATTCTTTGTACCGATCAATCCAAACTTAGAGATTACAGACCTATCGCCTGTACATCCTGAAACAAGAACTTCTTTTAATCCAAAAGGTGTCAAAACCTTATCTCCTTTTCGAATATCCTCTATGTTCTTATCACCTAAGATCGTTGCTACTTTTGTTCCTGCTACAAAACAACCATCATCCGGCTCTTGCTTCTCTCTATAGTCTAAGATTTGGCTCATATACTCACCATCAGTTAAATCTTCCGACCACGTAATATCATCCCAAACTTCCAATAAAAATGTAGAAATCTTCACATGCTTATTAGTCGTTTCTGAATAAGAGCTAACAGCAACACCCTTGGATTTCAACTCATCAGCAGTATACCCCTTATCTGGATTATCTTCAACGTAGACCTTTCTAACCCCATACTGCTTACACCATCGAACAACCTCATCAGTCCACAACTTCACATTCCCAGCAAATGATTTCCCAAAAGCCTGTAACTTCCCGTTAGATAACCTACCCATCACAGTAAACGCGCAATAATGATCACCATCAAATGCTGCATCAAGATGACCCCGGATAAGCTCAACACCATGACGTTGCCATTCCCCCCATCGAGGTTCTTTGAATAAAGCGTCATCATCTGCTACATGCTTCAATTCATAATTAGCAGCCCAAAGAGAACTGGTAGTTGTCGATCTCTTTTTAGCTATTTCTTTAAGAGATAATATCCCATCTATTGAACCTACAGGAAAATCAATTGGAGTAGGGCAAATCTTCCATGCATCTTCTTTATGCCACGGAGTACCTAAATATGATATAGGTTTTCCGGGATCAATAACATTGGTCGAAATTTCACGAACCATTGCGAGGGTGTGTTCACGCTCTGCTTTAGAGATCCGATCTTTAAGAGTAATAAAGTCATCAAATATAAACCTATCACCATGACGACCGGTAATAGCTGCATCAAGACCAAATGCGTTTAATGAACCTTCTGGTGTACTTGTTTCTTTAAAATTATATGTAATCTTTTCTTTTCGTTTAATAATAGCTTTAGGATATACATCCTGTACATATTTAAATAAATCCTGAATAGGATCAGACATCATCATATCATGTATAGTTTCTAAAGCATCAGAAGCATCAGTAAACTTTTTACGTATAATGAAAATTCTATCATTCGGATAAAGAAACAATAACCAATAAATAGGACCGATATGAACACATGATGTTGATTTATAAGATCCACGAAAAGCTCGAAGCGAACGAAAATCTACTATATCATCCCAAACATACTTAATCCAATCAGAATGAATATCAGTCAATTTATTTTTACCGGCAAGATGTCCTATTAAATGTGGATAATCAAAAAGCAGCTTTATATCTTCCGGTGTATATTGTGTAATTATTCGTTTAGATTCAGTTTTCGTCGTCGTCAACATGAACGGCCTCTTGTACAATAACGTCTTCTGAATCATCACCAGTATCATCGTCATCTATTACAACACGTTCTGTAATACGCTCGATCCTCGCTTTGCCTGTCATACCTTCTTTCAATTGCTTTTTGCCAGCATCAAGAATTCCACGAACCCGATCTTGAGTATCAGCTTCTTTCTTAGACGCTGGAGATGGTCTACCTGTTTTTACAAAATCCTTTAACTGCTTCATGGCTTCAGCCCGATTTGCCATCTTATATGTAGTTACGCGCCGATCAGCATCCTTACCACGATAATCCACATTCACACCATCTATTGCAAACAACGATTCTTCAGGGATCTTATCAAGAGGTTTCAGATCCCCATTGTCATTAAAGATATCTTTTGGATTCCACATAGCACGAGCTTGCCAAAACTGCATTTGCTGTAATTCAAAACGTTCTTGAAATGGAGTTAAAAAATGATCAATAAATTTAGTAATAGCAGAACGTACATTTTCTTTTCCCATAATCTGTAAACCACGACTACGGGCTTGTTTATCAGTTATACGACCGGTTGCAATCACACCAAATGCTTCTCGATATGCATCAGCGGATTTATGAAAGCCCTCAGTGCATACTAAACCAACAAATAATAATTCTTCTTTTGACAATTCCAAATCTGCAAACGACAAGTCTTCCGGTATAGTGTCTCGAATCGCTACATTACGGTTTCTTGCTCTCTTTCTCTTTTCTACTGAATCAGCCATATAAGAAACATACTACAATACCTAAAAGGTATACAAGCGATAGCTTCAAACAAAAAAAAAGACCATCTGTAGTAGATGGTCTTTGATTTAGAATATAACCGAATTTCTAACTTTTTGTGTCCGATTTCTTCCTTTTCGAAACAGGCGCGTTTTCTGCCGGAGTGTCCATTGCCATATCGGGTCCGTCGTCAACAACTGCTGAAGTTTTCTTCTTTTTGTCACTTGGCTTTGCATCAGCGACTTTCTTTTTTCTTGCAACAGGCTTTGCCTCAGTCTTAACCTCAGTCTTCGACTCTGTTTTAACCTTCGGTTTCGCGCCGGATTTGGCAGTCGGCTTTGCATCAGCCTTCGGTTTCGCATTGGTGGATTTTTTCGCAGTTGGCTTTTTGTCACCGGTTTTAACCTTTGGTGTATCTACCTTTGGCTCTTCAACTTTCGCTGGCTTTTCAATACCATACTCACGAATCTTCGCGTCCATCGTTTGTCGGGTGACATCAAGAATCATACAAACTCTTGTTTTCGGTGTAGTCTCTGTATTCCCTCTACCCCGCTGGTCCGGTTGTTCGCCGTAAATTACAGCAGCACGATTCCACTGTTTTTTACGATTACTTTCTAAATCATCAAGATCACTACGAATCTTCTTCAACTCTGCTACAATTGCTTTAGTCATATGTTCTCTCCTTCTACCTATATTATACTAACTACCTTCCTTTATGTATATTTATTTCAGAAAAATCAATTACCATTTCGAAATTACTAAAGAAATCGTCTTGTGACATAACCCATATAGCGCCATTCGACATTACTATTAACCAATAATTTATAGCAAGTGTAATTACTCCAATCTCTAAATTAAGAATAAAATTGTCAGAATAACCTCGTATCGCGCTACCCACGGTTCTACGTTCATAATTCACCATAGTCTCATCCAGAAAAGAAGCTATTTCATCTGAATTATCACCATCATGATGCATAACAGTATAAGTTATTGATCTTTGTCGAGCATTAAAGCGCATGTTTATCTAACCATTCATTATAATAACCATTATATATATTCCCAATTACCAATATACCCATCTCTATTACATCAAAAAAAGATATACATTCTCCCTTATAATCAATATCTATATAAATCTGAAAATCATGATCTATTTCTATAACACCTTCAATTGAACAATCACCATGAGATATAGTCTCTTCCATCGTAGCAACAATATCATTGATATAAATCGGAATCATATTTACATCTAATCCAATACAAATATCTTTTGAATACTGATGGAGATGATCACCACGGATATAAGGTCCGGGGTAAATGACAGGTTCACCAACAGCTATGTCTTCTACAAGAGTATGAGTCCATCCACCATCATCATTTTTAAGAGAACTATTAAAGTTCTCATATGCGACGATCTTATCATCAGTCATATCCACCGCTCTCAATAGTAACAAATTCATATATTCCTCTCCAAATTTTCCAACATGAGTTCTTCACCGCTCTCTGTGAGAACATCCTCTTTATCAAAACATGATTTAGGCAACCAAAATTTATCACCTAAATCATTTTCAAGCAAATATGAATTCGTAGTTTTTTTAAGAATAATAAGTTCCATTTCACAGTCTGTGCCTTCTAATCCTGTCATTACTTTTTCTCTTTTGCAAATAATATATTCTCAAATGTTGCTGAAAATACAACCGTGTGAGCTAATGGAAACTCTCCTATATATTCTTTACCGGTTACTGGATCATAGATAAACCCGAGTAAAGACACTACGGCATGATGTGCTTCATAATCATCTAAGTCTAAGACTTTCATCTCAGCCCTAATCCCTTCACTATCTAATAACATTATCATGAGACTACAAAAATCAGCACAATCACCTCCGGTCATCAACGTTTCTGCCGGAAACTTAATAACATCCCTCGATGGGACATACGTAATGTTCGCATTAATCCACATTACAATCTCACGTGCGCGAACAATTTCAAGTGCTGGATCTGAATTAACTTTGATAATTGCAATAAGTAAAAGAATAGCGGTAAAGATCTGAACCTTGCGTATCATATCGAACCCCTTTTTCTCAATGTACTGGTATACTACTATAGTAAATCTTCCGAGTAAAGGATTGACTTCTGTTCTGTTATTTGGCCGGATGAGAAGGCAAGCTGTGCCGCGAGTTCACGATTAACAAAAATCCCATTGTCAGTAATAAACCCTTGTGCACAGCCTCTAAGAGAAGCGAAAGATATAGTTGCACTTAAAATTTCACTATGACTCTTTCCTATATGATTAATACCTTCTTTATCTTGAATAGCTGCATTTACAATTTTCGTTTTAGGTCGAATATATAATTCATCATATAAACAAGTAATATAATGTTTTACTACTTCCCAATTTTTTGAAAGCTCTTCAAATTGATCAGGAGATACATGAAACTTTAATTCATTTACATTAGATTGCATTTCGTTAACAGCAGAATGTTGTTTACTCATTTTTTACCATTACACCTTTTTTATATTTGAAACCTATATAGAACCTATTTGCTTCCATTCTATAACAGCCGTACCAAACGCCATAGCAGCCCATGATCTTGACGGATCAAGTGGTCTAAAATTAGACACCTGTTTAATTTCTCCATCACGAAAATGAACCTTAAAAGGTTCTTTACCTTTTATATTAAATGCTATAAGAAAACATAATTTATCATCTATTGTACCAAAACGACCCTCTTGAGCCATTTCATTATATTCAACATCAGTATAAGTACAAACGATATTGTCAAAAAAAGATTCAAGAAAATCTGTATCATCAATACAAATTGGAGTATTATTATTGATAGTAATTTGCATATCACCAATTAATATATCAGGCTTTCCTTTTAGATATTCAAGAATATCAAATAAAGACACTTCTTTTTTAAACGTTCCGTATTTTTTCATTTTAACCTCATTTTATATTAACATTATACCATTCGTTCAATGATTTTAATTGAAGCTGTAACTGCATAATTTGGTCACTTATTTTTTCTCAGCAAAACGATACGCCTCTTCTTTTGATGGAAAATATGTTATCATATCAGATACCCGATTAACTCGACCTTGACCGGCTATCCATACAGATAAATCATTAAACCGAATAATCTCAACAGATTCAATATCACTCCATCGATCATAAGTATACCAAGTATATGTTTCTTTCTGTTTAAAAGATAGATGTTTCTCTGCATGTTGTTTACAATACAAACCGTCAACACCATATCCATTTTTACGTGAACATTGATGTGTATGATTAAACGTAGCAGAAGTATGCACCCTCTGAACACACTGTTCAGACTTTTTAATCATCATCCGTTATTTGCTCCGTCAATGTTCGGCGTAATTTACTATTCATAAATTCAGCAGGAAATAAATCAAATAATTCAATAGTATGAACACTTCCATCATAAAGACGAATATGATTTTCATGATAACCAACATAACGAAAACCAAGACTCTCTAAAGCTTTTCGTGATGTATGCGGATTATCTCGAAAAATATATACACAAATTTTGTTCATAGCGTATTCAAAAAATAACTCTTCAAGAAAGATCACAAAATCAGCAACTATGCAAAGATCTTGATAAAGATCATTTTCATACTCGAACTTTGTAAAACTAATATTAGTTACGATATTTGTATCGCGCTCAATATCCGCTATCATATACGCTGCAAGAAATGTATCTAAATGACCAATTTTATTTATATAAGAAACTCTATGTATAGAACCCCATTCATCTTCCGGAACCTCCACCTTATACTGTGGTCTATTTTGAGTAACCGAGTATTTAAAATGTAACCGAGCTTTTTGTGTAGCCAAACAACATGCCCATTTAGTTTGAATCGCTTCTCGATTTATGTAAGCACTTTTAAGCATTTTCATTTTCCTTTTTATTTATATTTCGGATAATACGTCGAAGCTTACTCTGTCGAGCATGTTCATTAGCGCGTTCAGGATATACTCTCTTCCAAATCATAGCATTATTAATATTACAAGATTTACATTGAGATTGATGACCACGTGCCATGCGTTTATTTGCATAAAACTCACTAATAGGAAGAATTTTACCACAACAAGAACATTGATACGTACCCGGAATAAATCGAGGATACTTTTTCAAATCAATAGAGGTACGAAGCATATAATTATCCACACCTAATTTTATCTGAATGTCTTTCCACGACGCACCCATTTGACGAAAATGTTTAATCTCATTTATGTTATCAAAAATTATTGAACGATCAAGTTTTTTTGACATTTATTGGCGCTTCAGAATCATCAATTACTTTTGCAAATAACCATTCCCCATAGTCATTTCGACGATAACCAAAAGAACCAACAATAAGTAAAGAATTGTAAGTTTTCATTATGCTATTTTAAAAGGCGTTCTGAGACTAATTCGAATCAAAACCATTGGTAACAAATGAATGAATATGGTAAAAATATGCTGTTCAACTTTAACATCGTTTTCGCTATCTTCACTATTATCCGGTTGAACATAGCGTACAGCCTTATCACAATGAAATAATACACCGACCAAAATAGTTCCCGGATCAAAACTAAACTTCAAAGACACTTTCCATTTATTACTTTTATCACGCATTACAAATTCCTATTACGAAATAATTTGTAATAACTCGCAGCGAATCCCACACAAGAGTCACAAATATGTGTAATCTTCTTTCCTTTAGAATAAAAATCCTTTTCCCATACCCCGTCTTTACGACGTGATGCTACTATATCATTTTTAAATACAAGTTGATGGCACATATCACATTGGATCAAATCTATTCCAGTTGCTTTATCTTTTTTCTTCATGTCTCTATTATACTGTTCATTTGTCATTCTGTATAAACATTAAGACAAAAAAAACCGACCCATCTAATATTAGATGTTAGTCGGCTATTCGGCACACAGCCGAATCCTTTTTACCGTTTACCGGCGACGATTTATATCATATATATATATATATTGC